CTCATGATTTTCATCATAGACGATCCATTTCGCTTTACCATGATCATTTTTCTTTACATTCCGTTTAAATACAAAACCCTTCTTAAGCGGTTTCGCTATCTTAGTGACTTCATGGGTTTCATTATTTTTCTCTAACGTGCGGAACTGCACAATAGCATCGGTTGCTTGAGGAAGATCATCAAGTTGCCAATAGACTAAAACTGATTCTTTAGTTACAGTAGTAGGGTGGGCATTCTCATCCAAGAAAATAGGACCATCAGCACCTTGCAAAACATTTACGCGATTTGATTTTGGTTTGCGCGTTTTTAGATAGTATATTAGACCAACTATCATTGAAAATATTAAAGCAAAACCAATCCATTGTTGCCACCGTTTAGTGAGTTCTTTTTTTTCTTCGGCTAACTCATGCTCTTCTTCAGTGATATCAACATCTGGTGGTTCAAATACTAATGCGTCACGTTCAGCACGGACTCTTGTGCGTTCTTCATATGATAGTTCAATGAAACTAGCATCAGCAATACGCTTTGATAGCTCAATAGCTTTCTTTTCATTCTGACGTCGTAAAACTTCTTGTTTATTCATATCAAACATGTCTATGGAATTAACAACTTCTTTTTGTACCGTATCATCAGATTTAATATTCAGCATTTTATTAAGGACAGAAACACCTTTAAGTGCAGTACGAACAAATTTCGTTGCGCTCAGTATAAATCTGGTGGTACCAAATATCCATCCAAGTCCTTTTGTAAAAGCCAGTGGTAACAAACAAATGGCACTAAGACATTCAAAAATGTGAATAGTGTTAAAGATTTGTTCAGTATCTTTTCTGAAACCACTAACTAAATATGTTGCCAGAGCTGACTCTTTTTTAGTTCGCATGGGAAAGTTTTTCTTGAGATGACGCGAGAAGCTTTTCGACTTAGCATCTCGGCGTTTAATATGTGCCATAAATATGCAAAAGATACCTGCACTTGCTACGGCGATCTGAGCTAATGATTCAGCATCTGGTAGATTATACCAGGTTTGGAATTTTAGGTATTGTTTACCAAACCACGATTCACGCCATATTCTAGTACTTGTGCGGTTGACAAAAGGTACATAAAAATAAGTGGCAGATGGAATAATCCAAAATAATAATGTTGACACTGGCCACAAATATGCAAAAGGTACAGCACTTGCCCAGAATAATATTGTATACATTATACTGACTCGATGTAAAACAGCTATGTTCGCGAACCATGATGTATTGTTCTGACGAGCTCGCTGTTGTACCGATGCATAGTCAAGTTGATGAACATGTGAATTTCCATGATTTCGTTGTGGGATAGATTG